GAATCTACTAAATTACCTAAAACTCCTTTGATACCACCGGACTCTCCTTGTAAACCTTTTACAATATCCATGCCGATAGACTGTCTTAATGGAGCGCCTCCCCCAAGTCTAGTGGGGTCTGCTGGTCCAACAAAATTTGGATCAAATATACTCATGCCCTCTTTTGTAAACCCTCTAGTGGCTCCTTGAGCTAGTGCACCTAAACCTGCACCTAACGCTGCGTCACCTAAATAGTCTTTTGGTTTTTCTCCACTTAATAATCCTTGTAGTCCTGCGCCAACTGCGCCGGATATGATTGGTCCTCCGGGAACAAAAGCAGCAGCTATAGGCGCTAACGGCGCTAGTTTCTTACCTAAACTTTTTAATCCTGATTTATCTGCAAACTTTTCTAAACCTTTAGTTACTTTTTTAACTAATCTACCTAAGAAAAACTCTGGCTGACCTGTTATTGGATGTATTTTCATAGCCGGTGAACCGACTACAAATTCTTCTGGGTTGACTTGAAACTCTCTAAATTGATCGTAGAGCATCTTGCGCAGTTCTGGGTTGGCTTCTAATATGCCTCTTGGTACAACGGTTTCCCCCGTTGCCACGTGAGCTATATGATCGTCTTCAAAACGACCTAAGCCTTTCGCTATGTTTAGTGACTCTTGTAACTGCATAGTCCCTCGTTTAAACAATTCCTATTGTATGTGCAAATTTATTCTACTGCCACTATTTTTACGAATAAACGTGCCAGTCGTTACCGTTAAAAAGTTCTGCTTCAGCGTTTCTTCTGCGCACTAAACCTTTCAAAACCTTGCCGTTGGCCTTGTTCCATCGTTTTATCTGCTCTGCTACGTCGTCGTACGCGCCTTTGTTCAAGACTTTTCTTAACGTAGAAGTTTTTAAGTTCGTTGGTCCTAGGTTATAGGTCCATGCTACAAGGGCATCAAACTGGTTTTGTTCTAACGGTACGTCAATAAGATCTTCGACGTATTCTTCAAATTCCTCTAGGTCCTTGGCTAACAGTTCTTCTGCTTGATGCTGCGATATCTTCATACCCTCGACCACGTTTTTAGTTGTGCCGTAGCCTATTGTCAACACGCCAGCAGAACACAAATAACTTTCTAGCTCGCAACCCTCAAAGTGTTTTATCAAATCTATGCCGTTTTGCGATATCTTCATTTTGCCTCCTTGGTTGTAACTTTTCTGTAGTACACAACAACCTCTTTGAGTTCGTTGATGTAACGTTTAAGTTCTTGCATATTGTAAGACATGAGTTCGTAGTCTGGTATAGACATAGCAACAAAAACAACTCTGCCTTCTTCCTTTTTTAGTTTGTCTAAGAACTCATCGATGTTCTTCTCAGATACTACATACCAGTACGGTTCTTTTAAATCTATACCTCTAGGCAACATAGGCTGTGCTATCTGCCTATCTATTGGTTTAGATATGACGTCTACTTGTTTAGGAATCAGGCTGCAACTGTAGACCGTCATTAAGACGATCAATGCTACGGCTGTCTGCTTCAATACTGTCGAATACATCTTTAGTGCCATTGTTTACTCTAGTTTCTATAAGTCCGGGTTTAGCTGCGGCTAGCTTACTTAGATTGTGTCGTTTGAAGATATCTAAGTATCTAGACATCTCTGCCTCTATTTCTTGGTTGCGTGACTGTATGGCTAGTAGCCCTTCGGTCTGCACTTTAAAATCAGATTGCAAAGATTCTATCGCAGCTCTTTGTTCTTGGTCCCTCAACTCAAAAGCTTGGTTGAGTGAAGCCAGTCTCGAGTTCTGGCTCCATAGAAAGTATAGGGCTATAGCTAATACCCCTACGACTCCTAATAATATTCTACTCACTCTTCGTATAAGTTATTAAATGTTATCAGCGAATCCAAATAACTTTCGTGCCCCTCAGCTGAATGTAAATGTTGCGACGGAGCAAAGTCCGGCGCCCCCTGTCCTGTAACCCAAAGTGCTGGGCTAGTCGCTCGCACTCTGTTGTTTGGTAAAGCAACCATGTTGCCTTTCCATTTACAGTCTTCAGTAATATAAAGTAAATGCGATTGCTTGTGTTGCGCTGGGCAATCAGCTATCGCGTTATTGGTGTAGTCAACGGTAAACAAATACTTACCTGTGTAGAACTCGCCATCGATCTTACATTGCCAAGGACTAGAGCTGACTCTGTCCATGGTAACAATAGAATGATCTCTAGACTCGCAGTCCCATGGTTGTGCTAAATGATCTTCCATGGGTTCTGGCCACTCGTCTACGGGTATATCTGCTATTAGCGCTTGTATTGGCATACGTGCCCACATAGCACCACCGTGTATGTTTTTATCAGGATCATCTTCTTCAAATCCTGTAAAGACCACTTGAAAACTTAACGACCTATCTGGAATTGTGTTCACCGCTATAGCCAAGGCGTGTAGGTACTCGCCGTGGTATCTTAGATGATTAGCGGTAAACTCCCTTCTTACCCAACACGGAAAGTGTGGGATATTACTAATCAGATGTGCCACTCGTTATCTTCTTTTCTTTCCGCCTTTCTTTCCGCCTTTTCTAGCGTACTTAGCTTTTTTAACTTTTCCGCCTTTTCTCATACCTTTGGCTTTTTTCATCATTCCCGGCATATCTATCTCCTTTTTTTCTTTGCAGAAGTTTTACGTTTTTTCTTCGTTGCAAAAGTTTTAACATTTGTTGGTTTACCACCAACCCCTTGAGCTTTCGCTCGTTTACGCTTTACAGCGCTTGCCCGTTGCGCTTTTGTCATAGACATAGCTTTTGAACGCGGCACACATTTCGGGTAGCCTTTCTTTTTAGTAGACGCTTTCTTACGTCCACACTTAGCAAAGCCACCTTTCTTGTTCTTTCTTCCAATATCGACCCAGTCTTCTTGGAACCACTTTTTTAAACCGGTGGCCATTATCTATATCCGCCACCACGTTTTTTATATGTTCTAACTAACCAAGCGTTTGCGTATGCACTAGGGTACACGTCAAACTTCTTTTTAGCCTCTGCTTTTACTCTAGAGTACAAAGCTGGGTTAGTTGGCGTAGGGCCACTTTTCTTTTTAGATTTTTTCTTTTTTACCTTGCCGCCTTTTTTTAATTTTAAAGCACTTAAAGATTTAGCCTGACCTGCATGTAATTTACTGGCTTTTTTCAAACCTTTAATTACTTTTTTAACAGTCTTTTTCCTGTCTTTGCTTTGTATTTTTTTAGGGTCTAAAGATTTAGCTTGACCTGCATGTAACTTACTGGCTTTTTTCAAACCTTTAATTACTTTGTCGACTACCTTCTTTCTACCTTTATTACCTATTCTAACTGCCATCTAGCACCTCCACCTTCGTCTAGCTTGTCTTAATCTTGAGTTTGGATTCTTTGCTGCTTTAGGGAACTTCTTCATCTGTCCAGCAGATCTAGCACAATACGACTTACGTCTTTTCGCTGCTTTGCTGCCTTTCTTTACTTTACCTGTTACAGCTGTTTTTAATTTACTCCCCGGGTTTAGTTTACGGTAGGCTTTGACGCCAGCCTTTGTCATACCTGCCCCTGACTTCGTAGGACGGAAGTTCTTCTTGTTCCTAGCAGGCATCTTTGCCTTTTTTCTAGGCATAAATAGTCTTCTTCCTACGACCTTTCATAACCTTACCACATCCTCGGTGGTTGCGTTTCTTGGTCGTTTTAGCTAACTGTGCTCTCGTAATTGCCATTTTATAAATATACCTGCGAACCTTTTTTAGTCTGTACAAAAACTGTACCAACTGATGCAGTTCCTTTCAAGCCTCGTTCTTCTTCTGGGGCTGCATCTATATTGTACCAGCCAAATCCTGTCCAAACCTGTAAAGAGTTTACAGTAGTATTCCATATAATACTTCCGGGATTAAAAATGGCGTTGTTTCTTTCCGTTGTTGTAAACTGATCGGTGTTGCTTGGATCAAACTCACCTAAGTTAATTTCTAATATTCTTATCAGACGATTGTATAAATCTACGCTTATCTCTGTGGTTGCAACCGGTAGTCTGGTTGGTAAAAGCTTGGCCATTACTTCTTGCCGTCAGGTCGTATGTCGTATCGCAATGCACCCAAACGCCAACCCACTCCTACGTTACCGCTATCGCCGTCGTTAGATGCTATACGCACAGCAGCTTGTCTGCCTCTTGCTCGCATGTGTTCTTGTTGCGTTGACGGAGTAACCGTTGCGGTATTGTCCGTGGTCAGTGAATCACCGGGGAAGTTTCTTGTTTTGGTGACTATGTTTACATTAGAACTAGCATCATCGTCTAAAAATTTTATATCGGGTATTAGTCTACGTAAGAAGGCAAAGCTGTCGCCATCGCCTAAATCAAAATCAGAAGACTCTATAAACACACCCGTCATCTCTGCGCCGTCGTTATCAAAACCTTTTTCTTGTTCGTATAAGTATCCTCCAGAGACAGCTTGCGGATAACTTTCTATATTTGAGTCTAGCCAAGCAGTTCTGGACAGTTGACCGTAGTACCAAACTTTTTCTAGATAGTTGTAGATAACGTATCTGTCGACTTCATTAGAACTAGCCGACGGATAGAACCAACCCACTTCAGAGTGTTTGTTGTTAGTGAACGCGTTTATTTTATATGCTTGTCCTTGGTTTATATCGCTAAACACATAGTTTCTTACGCTGCACGGTAATTGTTGAACACTACCATTGTATAGATAGAAAGCATCGTAGCTCATGTAGTACACACCGTTGGGTCCAGTCACGGCAGCTTTTGGACCTATCAGTCCTGTTGATTCGTTTATTAAGTTAAGACCAAAAGTAAACGGCGGTCCTATAAACTGCATACTGTAGACAGACGTATCGGTAAAGATAACTATCTCCTGTCTTGATTTTACTGCGCCTATAATTAAAGATCCCGAAGACAGTCTTAGCTCCCCAGCAGAGTTCGTGGTCCTTGTTTCAAAGTCCAACGGATTCTCTTGATCGCTAAACGCTATCAACATAGGATCAACCGATCCTGTTCTAACGTTACTAGTGTTAAGTGGATCCGCTCCTAAGACTATTAGGTGTCGGTCTGTTTCAGATGTCAAAACTTGTAATGCAGCTGTGGGCACTTGATTAGCACCAGTAGCGTCAGATAAAGCTGTGGCCCTTGTCCCTGTGCCGTTGTTCTCTATCCAACGATAAATACCGCCCGCTCTAACGTTAAAGATTAAATCTTCTCCGTAGTTATCGTGAGTGTAAATTCTTAATTGATTTGCAGCAGACAAAGGCGTAGTCGAGCCCCAACCGCTAGACCCCCAACTGTTTGCTCCCCAACCTGTTGATGATACGTAGGCATCTAGTCCTGTGTTAATTTGATATGCTCCCACAACAGTGCCTTGTCCATTACCTGTGTCACTGCCGTTTGCAGTTACCGTACTGCCGCTAGTGTCTTTAGCGGTCACTGTGTATGTGTTACCGTCTGTTACAGAAGCTATTTGATATTCTTGATTGAGAACAGCAGCGGTAATGTTGCCGCCTAACGAAACTGCGCCAGAGAAAGTAACAAAATCATTTTGTACTGCTCCGTGACTGGTATCGGTAATCGTAAGAGTGGACGAACCGTTTGATGCAGAAAAAGCTATTTCATTGTTGCCTGTAGTATTTCTTATAGGCGTTACGTCATTAAAAGCATCGTTGTTCTCTACTATGTAATACTTTAAATGCGTGCCCATACCTAAGTATTTAGTACCCGCTAAAGATATAAAATTGTGTAGTGCTCTAGCTGTACCTTGATAAGTAGCAGAGAGCAGCTTGGACCAACCGCCAAACTTCTCTGGTCTACCTGCACGGAACCTAACTAAATTACAATCAAACCACCCGCCTTCGTTATCATAAGCTGTCCCTTCTCTATTGATTCCGGGGTTGAATGTAGTCTTTTGTAAAGGCATAAAACGTTCCTCTCAACTAAGCAAAAATAATACCGATAAAATCGTCATTAACAAAACAAGAAACATAATAACTCGTAGTTTTTTGTTTGTAACAAGAACATAAATAAAAAGTACAAAAAAGACTATGTTTCGTATCCGCCTTTCTTTGCGCTTACTCAACTTATGCCCCTAACAAGAAAGCTGGGAAGAAAAATAAAATGCTGACAACAATAATAAAAATTAAAATTGTTTTAATCTGTCTTCTTTTGTACTCTTTCCAAGTTTTCATCATTAGGATCCTTTAGTTTATGCTCCTCTTTAAGTTCTAAAACAGTATTAACTTTCTGCTGTAATCGTATCATATCTTGATCTAGAAGACGTAGCTGATCGGTGAGTCGTATGATTGTGGCCTTCATTTCTTGCACTGCTGGGTCAATAACGTTGGTTATGGTCTGCCAGACAAAATACACAAAGTAGCCTAAACCAACCACCATAACCACAGGGAACCCAAAGTCTGCAACTATTTGGACTATATCCATTAGTCCCTCCTTGCGTCTATCTTACCGTCTTCAACAAAGTTCTCTGCCCTAGCTATGCGGTTTAAGTCCGGGCTAAGATCAAGAGCGCTAGATACACTGGTGTCTATACGAATCATATCGTTGTTCATAATAGAAGCTCTGGTAATTAACATTTGTGTTATGCCTTGTATGGTTTTTATTTCAGCCACCAGCCCGTCCATGAGCTGTTTCATAACAAGAAAGATAAAGTAAGCCATGACTAGGGCTCCGGCGATAGGCACACCTAATTCTGCAATTAGGTCGAACCACTCCATTTAGTCTTCGCCTTTGAAGTTTTTACTTGAGTTTGACGTACCTGCGTACAAACCAAACCAAGCTGCCCCTGCCCCCACAATGATAGATATAAGTCCGCTCTGTTCTAGAGACGGATCTTCTAAGCCCATGAACCACATAGTTGAATAATATAGGAGAAATATGTAGACGCTCAAAAATAGCCTAGGAAAGATCCGCCAAGAATCTATTGCTCTAGCTAGATGTATCCACTTTTGATACGGGTTAGCCCCTTGATTGTGTGGTGTTACATCAATGTCCAGTTCTAGTTTTTTCTTTATCGGTTCTTGGTTCATATAAACCTCGATAGTATTACCGTACCCACGATAAATGGATACACCGCCCAAAGCATTGTTTCTAAACGATCAAACCTTTTTGATCCCTCTTCTAATCTTTTTTCTATGTTTTGATAACGAATAGCGCACTCTTTCTCATGCGCCTGTATTTGAGCCAGTGCGTTTTTATTTGACACCGTGTTCTTACCTGACCTGCTCATAAGATTGATTATAGAAAGCCGTGCTCTCAGCACTTAACTTTGAAGAAGACGCTGAAAAAAATATGACGCCTAAGATAAATAAAATGCCGGCAACAGCAAAAGCCATTTTAAAGAGTTCTTGTCGCTCTGCTTTCTTTCTAGCTTCTATATCAGCTTTACTAGGTCTGCCTCTTCTTGCGTATTTAAAAGGTTTTGCTTTAGCCATTTTACTCTTCCTCATCATATTCTGGATCATAATTAGTTACTTTATTTAAGCCGTCGTAATGTGCGTTTTCGTTTTCCATGTTACGTTAAGTTTATAGTGTAAGTGTAAGTTGCGCCAGTTGGAGAAATATATTTAGCGTTAAGAGCCTTACCAATATAACTTGTTGGCAAACCACCGTTAGTATCGTCAAATCCCCAAGTAAGTTGAGATTTATCTCCGTTTGCTGCGGTAGCGTAAGTGCCCTGAGTTCTTTGTGTTGCATCAATTTGATTTGATGTAGTAGAAATAGAACCGCTTCCTGCGTTTACTAAACCTACTCTACTGGTCACAGCAGCGTCTTCGGTGGCTCCAGTAACCC